AGACGCTCGACGGCGTGATTTGGCTTGGGAATTGGGAAATGATCCAGCAGCTTGAAAAGACGCCAACACGATGAAACCCACCCACCGCGCCGGGTTCCATCCCCGGCGCTTATGTGCCGCTCATGTGCAAAAAATGAAACAACCGATTAAACCCACCCACGGCGGCAAACGCCCCGGCGCAGGACGCAAGCCGGGGAATCCCCGCCAGTCCCTGTCAATCCGACTCAGCCAGCCAGCGATGGCAAGGCTGAACCAACTCCGCGAGTTTACCGGCATTAGCGCCGGGAAGATCGTGGAGGAATTGATACTAGGCGCGATGATTCTCAACCACACGAAACCATGATCCGACTAAAGCTAAACCTCCGCAAACTCACCGACTTCCGCACCTTCACTGGCAAGGACGGCATCGAATACGCCGCGTTCCCCATCAAGGCGAACGCAATCTACATGACCGAGAAAACCGCCAGCATGGACGTCACGCTGATGGATAACCGGGACGGCAAGGACCAGTATGACAACGACGGATTCGCCACGCTCGACCTCGGCAAGGACCGGAGGCTGGCCGGCGAACGCGGGCCGATCCTTGGCAATTGGAAGGACTTGGACGTCGCAAGCAGCGGGAAAGGCCGCGACGTATCGGCGCAGGAGGCTACGCGGAAGATGCACGGTAGCGAGGCCAGGACGACGGCGGGCCAACCAGATGATTCTGACGAATCGACCATCCCGTTCTAGCCCATGACAGCCACACTACAAGCGGCAGAGATCATCCGCGATGCACTACGGCAAGCAGCGAGGGAGTGCGACTGCAAGCCCAGCGAGGCGCTACGGGCCAAGATCGGGAACAAGGCGGCGATATCGGCGCGAAACATAGCTGTCAGGCTGGCTTACGATCAGGGCATTCCTAGGCCGGTCCTTGCCGAGGCTTTCAACCGATCGGTTAAGACGATTGGCGATGCCCTGCTGATGAGTCGGCGCGACTGAGGTTTTCGCTCAATGCAGCCCGCTCCTTAATTGGGGCGGGCTTTTTCGTGTCGGGATAGCAACAGGCACAGGACTGGTGCCTTTAAAGGATAGCTACATGGGAGGCTGTTAGGTCAAGCGCAAAATAAGCGCATTGGCATAGCGTTGACAATTGCAACAAAATTGCGTTAGCTGCCTACATGCCGAGGAAATCAGCCTACGTCCGCAAGACGGAAACACCCCAGCATGAGCAACGTGACAAGGAGGTGCAAGGCAGGAGCGACTACCTTGAAGCATCGAGGCGAGCGTCATCGTCGAGCATATCGAGGGCGTGCGATAGGTGGCTAGAGGGGCGAGGCATAGCAAGCAAGGGGTGGGGCAAGCGATGAATTACCATGATCCGAGCGGCCCATTCATTGGACTAAGGCGATGCTTAAGTTTTATTGACATTTCAAAAGGAGCAGAAATAAGGAATTTTTACCATAAAGTCACAAGATAAAAATACCCCCATACAAGGAATCTCTTCCGTAAGTTATTGCCGAAGGCGCTGCGTCGCGCGGGAATTAAGTATGCAACAAGAAATAAGATAGGAACCAAATGCCAAGGACAACAATAGCCGAAGCATGTCGCGAGCGCGGCATTAACCGAAAGGACTGGGACGAGGCCAAAAGGCAAGGGGTTGACCCTTGGAACCGTGAGGCAATGGCTGCGTGGGCTAGTTCTAGGAACCACCGGATTCAGCCTGGCGCGAAGATGGCGCTACCGGAAACGACCGCTACAGCTCAAAGCCTACAAGAGATGGAGCTTGCCATCAGGCAGGCGCAGGACATCGACACAGTAAAGATCCTCAAAGAAAAGGTTCTCGCGCTGAAGGGAATCGTTGCCGTCCAGATGGAGACTCGCGAGCTTGTCCCTGTTGGCGAGGTTCGCCAGTCGATAACCCGAGTCGTATCCGCCGCTCGTGGCGAGCTACTTAAGTTCGCCGCCGACATTCCGCCGAGGGCTGAAGGATTGGAAGCGTCCGCTATCCAGAAGCTTATTCAAGCCGAGGTTATTGAGATCCTCACCCGGCTATCCGATGAAACCAACGCCATTTATGCGGAAGAATCCAGTCATTGAGGGCGCGTGTTTAGGTTGGCGACCACCGACTAAGTTGACTCCGTGGGAGTGGGCTGCCGCTAACGTCAAGATTCAGAATAGCGAGCGATCCGGTAAGTTCGACCCGGAGCAGACTCCTTGGTGGAAGGGTCCGATGGAATGCGCTGCCGACTTTGACACGCGGAACATCGTTGTCCTAGCTCCAACCGGATCGGGCAAATCCACAATGGCGGAAGCTCTGATTCCCTACGTCGTTTCCGAAGATCCCGGCCCGATGCTTTACGCGTCCCAGACCGACGAGGACGCGAAGTTCTGGGCTGAGTCCCGGCTTACCCCCGCCCTTAAATCCTGCGCCATGCTCGCGGCACTTTGGCCCGAGGATCGCCACAAATCGAGGAAGCTCGAAATTCTTTTCCCGCACATGCCGCTTATCATGGGCGGGGCGAACCTGTCGAACTTCCAAGAGAAGTCGATGCGCTGGCTCTACGGGGACGAGGTGTGGACATGGAAGCCGGGGCTTGTCCGCGAGTTCTTGGCGCGGCATCACGACAGATGGAACCGGAAAATATACCTCGTCTCTCAGGGCGGATACACCGGCAGCGAGTTTGACCTTGAATGGCAGAAAACCAACAAGGCGTCCTTTGGGTGGAAATGCCCAGGTTGCCGCAACCCGCGCCCCTTTTCATTTGAAGATCTCAAGTTCGACCGCATCGAGGTCGACGGCAAGCTCGACGAGCAAGCCAGCTCAGACACCGCAAGAATGCGCTGCGACTGCGGTCAGGAATACGCCGACACCGTGGCAAACCGCCGCTTGCTCTCATCGTCCAACATGGAGAACGGAGCGAAAGGCTACATGTCACCGGGCGGGGAATCACCCGTCCGAGGCTATCGTGGCTTCCACGTTGACTCGCTGGCAGTCTGGTGGATTCCGTGGTCGAACGAGGTTCTCGGATTCTTGGAGGCGACCCGCATGGCCAAGGCTGGCGCGGTTGAGAAGCTCCGGCAGTGGAGGCAGAAACGACGGGCGCAGTTCTGGTCCGAGGACATGGTTGACACTGCCGCCCCGCTAGCCGTCTCAGGTTACAGCCGCGACGACGTAGCCGAGGGTCAGCCGCTGGATGGCGAAGCTTGCCGGGTTGCGACTATCGACGTTGGCGGCGACCACTTCTGGATGGTGATTCGCGCATGGTGGCAGGGCGGTGAGTCAACCTTGCTCTGGGAGGGTTACGTTCCCGGCAGGGGTGGCGACGAAACCGAATTGGCCGACCTGATCGCCCGCTACAAGGTTGACCCAAACAAGACGTTCATCGACATCGGATACGACGAGCCGCGAATCCTGAACCTGATCGTAAGGCGTGGATGGGTCGGGATCAAAGGGGACGGGTCAAGGACCGGTTGGAAGGCGGAATCGAAGTCGGGCAAGGAGATCGAGAATCCGTTTTCCAAGATTCAGCGAAAGCCCGCGCCACGCGGCGGAATTGCACGATGGGTATGGGTGGCGACCAACCCACTTAAAGACATGCTCGCCCGCTTGTCATCAGGGCAGGGAGCGGAGTGGCGCGTCTTCTCAGATGTTTCCAATGCCTACCGCAAGCATTTCAAAGCCGAGCGCATGGAAGAATTCCAAGTTGGGCGCGAGCAGCAAGTGAAGCGGGTATGGGTGCAGAAGTCCCGAGCCAATCACCTTTACGACTGCGAGGTTTACCAGACCGGAGCGGCGCGGATGTTCCGGCTTTTCGAGGGCGGGGAAGATTAACAAAAAAAAGTTTGACGCGGCATCCTGTCCCGCGTAATCGGTGGCAACGCTTTCGTGAGGCGCAACAAACCAGATCAGCAACAGCCTTCGGGCTGGCTTCTAGGGGGTTCTGGCCCCATCACGACTAGGAGTCAGCCCGTGGGCTTTTTCGTGAACAAAACAAACCAGATGGCTACCAAGAAAAAACAAGAAGAGACAGTCGCGGTGCATATCAGTGCACCAAAAATCGAAACACTTAAGGTCCGCATCGTCGGGACCGCTCCATACGTCCAGCTCCGGTTTTCGGAGAAGGCAATCAACGCCATGAGCGAGAAGATGATGGCCGGATCGCAGGCAACGAAGAAAAAGGCGCGGGAGGCTCGAAACTTCGACGAGGATTTCCGCCAAGCACTGCACGTTTCCGACGAAGGGTGGCACGGCATTCCTGCCGGGGCATTCCGCGCTGGAATGATCGACGCTTGCCGGTTGGTCGGATTCAAAATGACTCAGGCGAAAATGTCCGTTTTCGTCGAAGCCGATGGATTCGACAAGGTCGACGCCGTGCCGCTGATCAAGATTAAGGGCAAGCCGGAACCGTCCAAGATGCACGTTCGGAATGCCACCGGTGTTTGCGACCTCCGCGTTCGAGCAAAATTCTGGCCATGGTCGGCGGAAATCCGAATCAGTTACGACGCTGACCAGTTCTCTGCGAACGACGCGATCAACCTCATCAACCGGGTCGGTGCGCAAGTCGGGGTTGGCGAGGGTCGCCCGTTTTCGAAAAACTCCGCTGGCATGGGCTGGGGCACCTTCCGCATCGAAGATTGATCGTCAACGCCACATTGCAGGCAGGGCAAGGCCAGACGAGGCCAGGCGCGCAATCGCATGTTACGGCAGGCGTGGCACGGCGTGGCACGGCAGGGCTCGGCTTGGCAAGGCGCGGCAGGCAGGGCGCGGCGTGGCTTGGCTCGGCCTGGCGCGGCAGGCATGCCACGGCGTGGCACGGCAGGGCTCGGCTTGGCAAGGCGCGGCAGGCAGGGCGCGGCGTGGCTTGGCTCGGCCTGGCGCGGCGAGGCACAGCAAGGCAGGCCAGGCGAGGCCCGGCCCGGCCCGGCAAGGCACGGCAGGCGAGGCGTGGCTCGGCACGGCACGGCGCGGCATGGCCGGGCTCGGCAAGGCAGGCAACACACGGCGTGATGGGCATCACTATAAAAGGCCCCCATTCTCCACCATGAAAACGAAACCAAACGAGACAGCATCTCTCGAGGAACTCCTTGGGAAGATCGCGCAGAAACACGGCGGGACATTAACGCCGGAACAGGTGCTGAAAGCGGCGGCTCCGAAAAGCTCGCCACTCCACCAGCACTTCCAATGGGATGACACGGAAGCCGCGAGGCAATACCGCTTGATGCAGGCCGGCCAACTCATCCGCCGCGTCCGCATCACCTACGCTCCGAGCGAAGGCCGGGAATTCCGCGTCCGCGCCTTCGTCAACGTGACGCCGGAAGCGTGCGAAGACGAAAGCCCGCGTGGCCATTACGTCTCTTTCGAGACGGCAATCGGTATCCCGAACTACCGCGAGCAACTGCTGGCAAATGCGCGCCGGGACGCTGAGACTTTCAAGCAGAAATACGCCACGCTTGAAGAGGTGCTCCCAATTATCCAAGCCATCGACGCAGGCTTGGCCCGGTAGGCCCGCAAAGGCTCGACTCGTCATGGCAGGCACGGCTAGGCTTGGCTCGGACTGGCAAGGCTCGTCACGGCAGGCGTGGCAAGGCGCGGCGGGGCTTGGTTTGGCCGGGCACGGCAGGCATGGCGCGGCGCGGCTTGGCGTGGCGAGGCCGGGCAAGGCATGGCAGGCATAACACGGCGACCTGAGCAGGTCTATAAAAGGCTTATTTCCAAAATGTCCGGCGAGTCAAAGCCGTTGACATTCGCGCCCTAAGCTTGATTCGGGGCGTGTGTCCGCTCGCCTTGCCAGAACGATTTACCTAACCGTCAAGGACGACGCGGTGGCCGTGGCGGCTATCCGTGCCGAGGCGTCATCGCTCGCGCTATCATTAGCGACAAGCCCGGACGCAGCTTTCGAGCTAACCAGTTCTACGGTCAACGGGCAGACTTTTTCCGGTAGGCGCACGATGTCGAACACCGAGCGGCTGACGCTTTTGCGCTACGTCATCAACCAGGTTGACGCGGGCCGAGCGCTAAACACCGACACCCGAGCGATTTTCTAATATGGCTATCCTCGACGAATTTGGTGCTCCGGTTGTTTATTCCAGTCGATTTGCCCACGGCTCCGACCGATCCCGGTCGCGCGGGGCGCAGTTTTCGATCAACGATACCGACATCGACAAGCTGATTCCGTCGAATGACCGGCGCACGCTTGTCTCGCTGTCAAAGCGGTTGGCGGCAAACATGGGCGTGCCGAAAGCCATTGTTGCGCAGAAAGCTCAATACTCAGTCGGGCAGGCATGGATTCCGGCCTACGCGGGAGACGACACGGCAAACGGTGACGCGGTGGAACGCTGGCTGAAGAACGTCTGGATGCCGAACTGCGATGTGCGCGGCGGGATCAACGATTGGCACCAATATCTAAACGACGCGAGCAAGGACATCGACTTTGGGGATCACTTTACACTCCTCACGATGACCGAGGACGAGACGTTCCCGCTCGTCCAAAACATCCCAAGCCACCGAATCCAAAGCGGACCAGACAACGAAAAGGTTGGCGAGGGCCGCTATTCGGGCGCGACAATCCGCGACGGCATCATCTACAACAAGCAGATGCGCCCGATTGCATACCGGGTAATGGACGAAGGAAGCTCAAAAGACTTTCAAGACATCTCGGCAAGCTCAGTCGTCCACGTTTACGACAAGGATTTCAGCGATCAGGGGCGAGGATTCCCTACCTTCACTCACGCCGTCGAGGACTTGAAGCACTGCCTTCAATCGACCGAATACGAGCGAATCCGCCAGCTCATCATTTCATCCATCGGGCTGATCGAATACAACGAGCATGGCGGGCCGGATCTCGACGACCCCGGCATTGCACTTGGGTCGGCAGCGGCAGGATCGGGCGGCGTTACCTTCCAGAGCTATCAAGGCGGAATGACTCGCTACATGCGGGCGAACTCCGGCGAGAAGCTGGAAGTCATCAAGCACGACAACCCAGGCGACGTTTGGGAAAGCTTTCAGGACCGATTGAACCGGGCTTCTGTTGTTGGTTCCGGCTGGAGCTACGGCATGGTTTGGAAATCAGCCGGTCAAGGAACAGCCGAGCGGGCCGACATCCTGCGCGCCCGTCGAGCTGTGGGCGAGCGGCAACGCCTGATCCTCTTCCTTGCGAAG